TATCTCTACTCCCTGGTAAGTTCCAACCTTAGTCCCAGCTAGTTCTGATAGTGCCTGAGATTTGTAACGATTAAGATTTGATTCGGCTGCATCGAAGATTGACTTGGCAGCAAAGAGATCAGCACCGCAACTCAGTTCTTTGTCTCCCTCGATGATGTCACCGGTAAGTTCGCGGACAGTTTCGTAAGTTGAGTTACTGCCGTCATAGTCTGGGGCTACACCTAGGTTCAGAAGCCCTAGAAACAACTCCACAGCCTCTAACGACTTCTCTATAAGGGTTTCATCGTATTCGACTACAAACTCCCTCAAATCGCCTCCTGTGACCGCTACGAGGGTAGCCGGGTTTTTCAGTCCCAAAACATACTGATACCACATAACCTGTAATTGGTAGTGAATCGGGACTTCATTCCACCACTGTGAGGTGTGCTTTATCTCTAGCACCGACAGATTGCCCAGCTGGTCTTCAATCACGCCGTCAGGGTTAGCCTTGTAAACCGGAGCATCAACTTTGGCGAATGTGCCTAGATCGCGGTAAACCTTCAAGTTGGGGTTGAGGTCTTGGAATAGATTGGCGATACCCTCTTCTAGGTAGTTGCCTAGCATCATTCTGGTTGTGGCTTCCTGCTCTTGCAGTTCACCGGTCTTTTGATAATAGAGCGTTAGGGCTGACTTCCAAGGATTAAGTCCGACAATCGAGCTGATGTCGCTGCCGGTGATGGACTCTCTGCGCCACTTTAGCCAGGTTGCTGAACCTGCCTCAGCTTTTCCAAAGAGTCGTGCTGAATTGTAACGTTCGATTTTCTGCGTAATGTTCATGCCGGCATTGTATCCAGCCGGTCAGACATTTATTTGATTGTGTCTGGCTCTTCGTCAAACAGCTCGGAGTCGTTATCCTCGATCATGTCATCGAAGTCGAAGTCACCGTCTTTGGTAACTTTCAAGGCATCCTCTACGGCTTCGCTGTCGCTCTTGGCTACTGCTGCGCGATAAGCGTTCTGGATGTCAGTAATCTCAAGACTGCCCTTCCAGGCAACAGCAACACCAATAGTTGTCAGCACTACTGCGAAAGCTGAACCGACACCGATGAGGCTTCCCATCCACCAATTGCCGGCAACCGCTCCAATAGCGGTCCCGCCAAAGAAAGTTGCCAGGACAAGTCCCAGTGATCTGATAAGGATTTGCTTTAGGTGTTCTCTCATTTGTTCGCCTTTATGAATTCAATCGGGTCAATCTTGTCGCTAGTGGGACCGAATACTCCCTTTAGCTTGCTTGAAACAGTTAGGTGCAAGTGAGCGCCGGAGCTTGCCGAACCGGTGTTTCCAACGAACCCGATAGTGTCACCTTCTTGAACCTTAGTCCCAGTCGGTAATCCCTCAGCTCGCAAGTGGCAATAGCCGACATACCAGAGCTTGCCCTCTTTGTCCATCACTCTTTGCACTGATACGTTGCCCAGCACTTTGCTGAACTGTTGCAGCACAATAGTTCCGTTAGCGATTGCTGGGATAGGGGTTCGCTCAGGCATCGCCCAATCAACACCAGAGTGCGGTTGCATCCCGTTAGCTTTGCGATACTCGCTTAAAGTCCCGAAGCGCCCGGTAATCTTTTTCCAATCAAAAGGGAATCTCATAGCAACCTCAATACAACAGCAACAGTTCCGGCAGTGATTACGGAAGTCATAATGCTTTGAACTAATGCTCCGCTCCAATGAGCTTTTTCTAAAGCCCTAATGCGCTGCTCAAAATCATCGAGCTTTTTTTCAATGTCTGACACGATCTTTAGAATCAGGCTTGTGTTACTCGGCGGTCGGGTTGTCATAAATCACAGCCTCCCAATCAAGGGCTGCCTCATTCCATTTGTAAACAAGTCCGTCACTTGGATAAGGAATGGGTGAAACCCAAGTGCAAGTTTCCTCGTCAAGCTCCCAAGATTCAAATGGCTTAGGTGGGATAAAAGCATCCAATTCGGTGTCATAGGTAAAACCTATTCCTGCAAAGTGCTTACGGATTTTCCCGTTGTAGCTGGTGCGCTTGCAAGCTTGATTGCGAAATTCCGAATACCAGGCTTCTGGGTTTTTGCCCTCAATTAGCTCAGTTTCTTCAATGCCAACTATTACCTCAGTAACGACATTGTTCTCATCTATAAATGCGTAATGCGCCATTATGCCCAGCTCACATTTCCTGTTCCAGCGGTGATCGTAGTCACCTTATTACCGCCATCTGTTGCGGTTGTTCCTGTTAGCCCTGCACCGATTGTGATTGTGTAATCAGCTGGGTATCTAAGAATTACGACACCAGAACCACCTGCACCAGAAGTTCCTGAACCAGTTTTGGCTGCTCCACCTGAACCTGTGTTTGTAGTTCCATTTAGTGAACCGCTAGTTCCACCACCGCCAGCACCACCAGCGCCATAGCTACCAGAACTGTTTACACCTGCTCCACCACCTGCGCGAGTAACAGAGCTTCCCGTAATAGTCGAAGCAACACCAGCACCGCCAGCGCCAGCTCCACCGTTGCCACCTATAGCACCAGCACCGCCACCACCAGAACCACCAGCGGAGGCAGCGTTGCCACCTGCATAACCTTGATTGGCAGTTCCAGACGATCCTGTTCTTGAGCTTCCACCCGTCGAACCTTTACCACCACCAGAGCCACCTACGAAGTTATCGCCTGTATCTACACCACCTCGGCTACCACCGACTGTGCTAATTGTTGAGAATACGGAGCTATTTCCGTCAGTTCCATTTGCGTAACCGCTAACTCCAGAGCCACCAGCGCCAATTGTTACTGTGTAATTGGTTGCAGCCAATAAAGTCAAAATAGATTCTGCCGAAGCTCCTCCACCTGATGTGCCTGCAGATGTCCTATAACCACCAGCTCCACCACCACCAGCACCCTCAGAATAAGGCGCAGAGTTACCGCCAGCAGCTCCACCGGCAATGACAAGATAATCAACGGTTAGTGGGATAACACTTTGGCTGGCAAAAATTCCCAATGGGATAAGCATTATTACGCTCCCAAGTCTCCAACTAGAAGGTATGAACCCGAAGCCAAGCAAAGAACGGTTGCACCGGAGTATTGCCCGGCGGTCTTTAGCTTGCTTCCCTTGCTGTTTAGAGTCACACCTGCACCTGCTGCAAAAGTAATCTGTCCAGCTCCGGTCTGCACAAAGTCAATGCGCTGTCCTGCGATAAGAGTATTGCTTACAGTCACAGTGATCGCTGAGCCGGTGCTGTTGATAGTGTTTCCAGCATCGCCAGCCACAGTAGTGTAATTGGCGGTCTTAGCCGATACTCCACCAGGCAAACCAAGAGCAACCCAAGCGCTGCCGTTGTAGAACTCGTAAGAGTTGCTTCCTGTCAGGTAAGTTAGCTGTCCTTCAAGTGGGGTTTCGATACCGGCAGTTCTAGCCGTTGAGTCTACAAAGGTCGCAACGACCTGAGACATTAGGTATTCATTTAGTTCGCTCGCATTGAGCGGAAACCCGTTTACAAATGTTTTGAACGCCATGATCTAGAATTCCTTCCAAAGCTCTAGTGTAGTGAACCATTGGTTCACGTTGATGTTGTGACTCACCTTAGTAATGGTGTAGCCCTGATTTATGTTTAGTTGAGGTGTTTGATAATTTACAGCAACAGTTTCACCTGGTAGAAATACCGCTGCGTGAGTCAGGTTGCCTAGTCTGTCGATTGCCGGAGTCTCAACGCTCTTTACCAACTGCTTCTGAGTTGCATTGAATACCGCGTTAGCCCAGCTGGTCAGCTCAGTTGTGTCAGTCGTGTTGATCTCGGTGTCAAGAGCAAACTCCCCGTAGAGCTGAATCGAGTCAGTGTTACGGACAATTACCGAAGTCGCTGAGTCGGACTTGAGAGATACCTTGAGCGAGTTGAATACTGCATCGATGTCACTGGCTACGGATAGGTCGCTCATGCAAAGGTGTAGTGGTTCATTGTGATTGTTGCCGATTGAGTAAGTGCTTTCGCTCACATCCGGAGCCACGCGCGGGATAAATACAAACTCCTGAGTCGCTGGGTCCAACCAGAACAAGCCCAAGCCAACCTGAATTGCTTCGTAGAGCGGTGTGTTAGGGATGAAGTCCGTTAGCAGTTCGCCCGGTATCTTTCCTCGAGTCTCAGCGCTGGTGCTATGCATGTCTGTGCCGAACTGGTCTGCAAGAATCTCGATAACCTCATAAGGCGTTGCATACCCGTCAGGAAATAGTTCTTCGTCAGCAGTGTCCAGCAGTGCCAATCGAGAGTTTACAAAGCGCTTGAAGTTGTCGTAAGCGGTGAGCTTCATAAGGTTCGTGTTACTCACGCTGTCGTAGTTCACCTGAATAACGTCGATAAACCCGTTGAACAGCGTTACATCAACTAGATCGCGCTCAAGTCGAACTCTTACCGGCACACCGGGTCTAAACGCTGGGTTTTGAGTTGGGTCGATTAGTAGGTTCTGAACTGTGATAGTTGCCTGCGCGGATTGAGGCTGGAAGTAAAGTGCATCCTGAACCTCACCGCCAACACTTGTCTGAACTGCGCTAGTGCTGCACTCAAAAGCCTGCCAGGTAAATGCGATAGGTGAGTCACCGGCAAGCACGTCAGTTCCCCCTAGTAGCGAAACACCGATAACAAACTGATTAGCACCGGCAAGAACATCATCACCGCCGAGAAGTGAGATACCGATAATGAATAGGTTTCCCTCAGCATCAGGCAGAAAGAATTCGACCTTTAGATCGCTGGCGATGTCAAAGTTGTTTAGAACGTTACTCACTTGAGTAGATTCCTAAGATTAGAGCCGTTCTGGTTCTGGTAGCCCTGCAAACTGGAAACAATTCCGCTGGCGTTTGTGCTGGCGCTGTTAATGGTGATGTTATTGACAACAGTAGGTTTAGTAGTCGATTGAGTCGAAGCACCTGGCAAGCCGGTCTGAGGGACTTGATTAGGGAAGATAGGCATCGGAGCAATAGTGCCGGGCTTAGTTGTGCTAGGGACTGTGCCAGGTAGAGGTGCTGAACCTGGAAGAGTTAGCACAGCTCCTACTGCTGTTAGAGCTGCCAATGCTCGCATCGCAACAGCTGCTGCATTAGCTGTCGCTGCCACTCCTGTGTTCGATGCTGCCAAGGCGGTGTTACTTGCCACCATGGCTGCGTTCTTGGCAATTACTAGCCCTGAGATTGTGTTGTAAACAGTCATCGCTGCTGATACAGCTTTTACAGCTGCCAAAAGTGTTCCGACTACGGCAGCAAGAGGAATTAGAACATCCTTATACTTCACCGCGAATCTGACTGCCTCACCGAAGTTCTTGATCATGTCCACAATGACAGTCACAATTTCCTGAATCATTTCAGTCGTGCCAGGCTCAGCAAGCCAATTAGAAAATTCTTCTAGGTAGGGAAGCAAAGCCATACCGACTTGCTCCTGCAATTCACCGAAGAGGATGTTCATTCGCTGATAAGGGTCAGTGTTAGCAGCAGCTTCGGCAGCACCGTCAAAGCGCTGAGCTAGGAAGGCTATCGGGTCATCTACTCCCTTTACTGCCGGCAGAAGGCGTTCTAGCGCTCCTGTGCTACCGTTCAAGGCTCTTGACATGGCTTGAGTTACAGCATCAAGCGATTTACCTGAACCTGCGGAGACATCTAGCGCGATGCCTAGTAGTTTGCTTGACTCTTCTAGATCACCGGTGCTTTGGGTTAGTTTGGCGAAGGCTGGGCGAAGTTCATCATCCGCGACAGAAGCTTGAAGCTGATACTTGCCAATAATCTTTTCAACGGCAGCAATCTGATTGTCTGTTGCCTTGGTGCTGGCTTGTAGGGATAGAGCTAGTAGCTCCTGAGACTTTACATCCTCGATTGCAGCCTTAGAAGCTTCCTTGAGTTCTCGGACTACAACGCTTAGGGAAAATCCAAGACCTACTGCTGCAAGAGCGGTCTTCATGCCCTTAGAGATTTTGTCTGTGGTCTTCTTTAGTGAGTTGAGGTCTTTGGCAGCACCGGTAGTCGCAGTAGTGAGCTTCTTGAATTCTCCAAGAATCTCGACATTCAAGACCAAGCTCATCGGTTGCGCTCCTCAACTGCTTTTCTAAAAGCTATTAGTTCTTCTAGAGTTAGCTGCCTTATCTCGCTAGGTGCAAGACCTGTTGCCAGGCTGAATCTTGCCATGCGATCAGCGGCTTCCTCTCTTACTCTTTTTTTGAGTCACCGGTTAGAAACTCTAGAGCTTCTTTCTGGGTAATCTTTTCTGTGTCTTCAAACTTGTAGCCAGGTAGCTCCCTGCGCTTGAAGATGTAATAAAGCACCCTCAACGCTCTGCCCTTTGGCTTGCCATCTGCAAAGGCTGAATCAAAGCTGTTGTTGAGCATCAGCTCTAGCTCTTCAATCTCACCTAGAGTTAGTTCTTCAAACTTAATCATCTGCGTTCCTTGCTTTCGCTGTTTCTCTTACGATTAGGGCTTCTAGTTCGCGTAGATAGTCTTGGTAGACATCGTTGCGAGTCAATCCTATCGCCTTGACGAAAAAAGGCTGTGGTTTGATGTTGCGTTTGAACCAACCCCAGTGAATCGGGTTTGCGTATGGGACTCGCCCGTTGTTACCGGCACTGATTGAAACTCGCCCGGTAGCCCTAGCAGCGATGCGAATTGAGTCTCGCAAAGCCCCAGAGCGAACCGGAGCCAAAGTCTTTGCCTCATTGACAACCCTGTCAGC